TCTTGGCAGATGCAATATTGTTGTCCATTTTTGTCAGTTTATCCGGCAAAGAACTACCACCAATTACAACATTATCACCACTGATGATTACTTTTTTGGTGTCCATATCAACCTGGAAGATTATGTTTCCATCGCTATCTCTGACAGTCAGTGCACCTGTGTCGATATAATCAGCATTGATACCATGTGCGTACAGAATTTTTGCTATCAAATCGCCTGTCAGAAAAAAACCGTAAGGATATGTTTTACCACCATCATTGGATACGCCAATGGCTTCTGCTGTGAATTTAATTACATTTTTTGATTCTGCGAGTGTAGGCTTGTCATGCAGATATGTGATAGTACTGCCATCTTCCTGTGTGACTGATGTTTCATATAATCCAGAAGAATTTTTTAAGGTTTCTTCTAATTTCTTTACTGCTTTTTCTCTAGCTGATTGTTCTTTTTTAACAAGTCGTCTTGCCTCTACGATTGCCTTAGTGGATTCTGACTGGAACTTGCTCTGCCCTCTGATAGGGTCGTCGGCTTGAGTTTTTACAGTGGTCTTTCCATTAACGAAACAGGAAACGTCTGTCAGTGGAGTGATATACCTATTCCACTTGCGGTCGTAAGTATATGCCATATCTCCAAACTCAATGAGTGGATTATATGCAAGTTCTCCCGACATGTTACGGAATTTAGCTCCAATTATGGAATCACCGATTTGAGCAGCTACCGTGTCCAAGTCCGAATCCGCAACAAGGTCGTTTTCCAATTCAAGAACATATCCTGTGCTTCCGTACATGGCTTCATTTTCTCTATTTTTTAGCTTGATTCCAGTAATCACAATATCATCACTAGAAACGGTTGGACTTGTAAAAAAGTCTTTGAGCTTTTCGGATGTGTCAGCTACTGATTCGATCAGTGTCAAGAATCCATCACTATCAATTGTCCAGTTCCCTGTCGGACTGATAAAACTTTCTGAGTCAATACTTGCGCCGCCTTTAAATGTTACATTTCCATCATCGTCCACTACTGCGTTGTAATCTTCTTGTACATTGGAAAAATCCCATCTGATAAATCGCAAGTATCCTCTGATGTCCAGGCGAGCGTTCGCAGTCTCAAGCATTGCTGCCCATCCGAACAACTGACGAAACGTCATGTTTTCCGGAATCTCTGACACGATCAGATTTGCATGAGCCATGGAGACTTCTGACGGAATACCAAGAGTCTCACACGCATCTCTAACAAGAGTCTCTATTGACTGTGGCAGAACCAGATGAGATATATAAGTTGCGTTCGTTTTATACATATCGTCCAAAGCGGTAAAACTAAGGATTTCGCCATATTGTTCTGGTGTCGTAATTGTATAAATACCTTTATCAATGGTTTCGACTCTGTCTTCTGTCGCTGCTTTTGTTGCCAGAATCGCACCGCCACTCTGGTCAAGAATTGGCTCATAGTTTTCATCCAGCAATTCATCTGTTGTAGCCAGACTTGCTACGGAGGTCTGCATTTTAAGATACGCATGAACTTTTGCCATGTAGAAATTATAGTTTTTCCACTGATCAGAAGTGTTGTCCAACTCCAATGTCATGGATTTACAAACAACGCAGCCAATCGGAAAGCTGCTACTTTCTGCACAATCAGAAAATGAGTTGTTGCTGCTCATAATCTCGTTCTGTACGGTTTTGGTTCTCCCATCAGGAAAGGTGATATCCACCACCTCCCAGACAGGTTCGCCATCTGCTAATTTCTGCTTAAATGTATCAGATACATTAATCAAGTGGATTCACCCCCTGCATGTTAAAAGATATTTTTGATACAAATTTTAAGTCTGGAGATATTTCTCCAATAGTTAGGCTTGCTTTTCCAACATAAAATGGGTCGGTTCTCCATGCCATGTGATAAAGCGACCAATGGTACAAATTGAAAGTTTTTCCTTTTGCGATAATTTTGAGAATTTTGTTTGCTTCTACAACTGGAACGTTTGATGCTTCATAGCTATATTGTTCAACTGTAAATAGTGGAGTCAGTAATGCTTTTCCAAACTGCGTACGGTTACTACCTTCTGAATAAGTTGTTTCAAGGTTGTAACCCATATCTTTGTCCGGCTGATAGATGGAAGCCCCATTCATTTTGTATCGTTCCGTTATGTTTTTTGGAATAGTTGCCACGCTTCCACCTCCTATGCCAGTTCAAACGGGTTTCTGCCGCTTGTATCACGTCTTAACTTTGCTTCTTCGATAATTTCATCAAATACTGTTCTTCGGTTAATCTGAGCAGTAAAATGATAATCTCCACCGGAATTGCTTCCGGATTCTTCGCGAACAATCTTTCTGAGCAGCGCTTCTGGTGTTTCAATGTTATTGCCCTGTTTCTGGTCGCCCAGGACAGCCAGAAATTCGCTTCTTGGTGGAATAACTGCACCTTTTGCCAGATATGGAATAGTCGGTACTCTTGGAAAGCTTGCGCTAAATCCGATCGTCTTAGAGCCGAATGGTGTAGGCACTTCCCACGGACCAAATGACATTGCAGATTCAATTCCACTGATCGCGCCGTTCACCGTACCGATTGCGCCATTTACGATACCGATAACTTTATTGAATATCTCTTTAACTTTGTTTTTAATACCCTCGAACGTATCAATAACCTTGTCTCTTGCACTTTTGAATTTATCAACGATTCCATCAACTATCCTCTTTACAACTTCTTTTATAGTGGACCATATAGCGCTCCACTTTTCTTTTGCACTTGATTTGATACCATTCCAAATAGAAACAATCTTTTCTGCCAAATCACTAAGTTTGGATTTTATTCCATCGACGAAAGCTATGGTTTTGTCTTTAATCCAACTCCATACCGCACCTGCAACTTCTTTTATTTTGTCCCAGTTTTTGTACAGCAATACACCAATCGCAATGCAAGCTGTTACTGCTGCTATAAAAATTCCGCCCGGTCCGACAGCTGTCGCAATGGCTTTGATTCCACCAATAATGCCGCCAGAGCCGGTCATGAGTGCAATAAGACCCTTAATGAAACTTGCTACTGTCGTTATACTTCCTGCGATTCTCGAAGCTAAGCCTGCAATCTTCGCTGCCGCAAATGCTCCGATCAGAGCTGCGCCGAATGCCTCAATAATTGACTGATGGTCTGCGAAAAATCTTGCCAAATCAGACACTAGGTTGATCACTATTGGAATTCCCGTTTCAATCAGCCATTTCAGCATTGGAAGAACAATATTGTTATAAATCCATTCAAGAACATTTCCGATAGATTCCAGAATTGGCGCAAACGTACTTGTTAGATTACTGATAGATTCCAGTAGAGGATAGAAATTAAGGTTCGCCGCCCATGTTGCTGTATCCTCTGCGATTTTTTCAACAAACTGCATAACTACCACAAGGGCATCTGCAATGTTCTGGATGATCTGCGTTCCAACACTGTTTTTGTTCCATGCATCTGCGAAACCAGATGCAATATTACCGATAGTTTTAAGCACATTCTGAGCAATCCTCAGCATGGTTTCTAACATCGTTGTGCCTGTGCCATTTGTCCAGACCTCTACAAGGCTTTTACCTACACTTACAACGAGCTTTTTGAGTCCATCAAGTGCGGTTTTTGCCGCATTAATAGTATTCTTGCCCTCTTTTTTCCATGCGTCCTGGAATGGCTTCCAGAGTTTTTTAAGAAGGTCGGCTAGTTTCTTGGCAGAATCACTGATTTTGTCCAGCGCATTTTCTCCCTCTGCGAGTTTGCCATAATTTACACTGTCAACCGAACCCGGCAATCCGCCGCCCCCAGAACCAGTTCCGCCGGTTCCAGAACCGGATGGCGTTGAAGATGTACTCCCTGTAGAACTAACCTTGTGCACTTCATCAAGCGATGAAAGATAGTTTTTTGTTTCCTTATTCGCTTTTTTTGTAGCTTTCGCATTGTCGTTCGTGGCATCTGCCAGTTTCTCTGCATTATCGGCTGCCTGTCCATACTGATCTGCCGTATCTGCAATTGCATCCGCTCCGGCAAGCCCTGCGCCGCTTCCACCTGTCTGACCTGATGATTTCTTGCCAGTAATAAGCTCCGTAAATGACTTGAAGGCATTTGCCAGAGTTGCCAGTTTACCGAGCAGAATATTGATTACTTTCAGAACAGGCGTGAAAATATTAATCAATCCCTGGCCGACTGTTGCTTTTAATGACTGCAACTGCAGTTGCATCACTCGCACCTGATTCGCCCATGAGTCAGATGTTCGAATGAAATCACCAGATGCAGCCGATAACTGTTTCTGCACAAAAGCCAGACGGAGAGCTACTTTCTCCTGCTCGGTCATGGCAGACGTTGTTTTACCATAACCGTTTGCCAGTGCGTACTGATCTAGTGCCGACTGGGTCATTACCACGCCGAGATCTTTGAGCGTTTCCGTTTCACCCGTAAACACTGATTTCAGTTTGATATACGCCAGATCCTGACTTATGTTATAAAACGATGCCACATCACCGGTTAGCTGTGTCAGAGCCGTTGACATGTCATAAGCCTGTGCTTCTGAGAATCCGAACGACTTTGACATTGCTCCGAATGTACCAACATACCGCTTTGCCATAGTCTCCGATAGTCCAGCGCTGGTCATAGCGTTCTTTGCAAATTCATTTACTTTGTCTGACATGGTTGTAAATGTAACATCAACCACGTTCTGCACTTCTGCGAGATCTGAGCCAAGGGCAACGCATTCTTTTCCAAACTGTACTAATTTACCAACAGCAAATACTCCGCCGATAAGTAGTCCTATTTTTTTTACTGTGCTTCCAAGCCCGTCGAATGACTGTTTAATCGCTGATACACCTTTTTGGACACCGGTTGTGTCTAATCTGGTATCAATAATGACTGAGCCATCAGCAGCCATACATTCACCTCCTAACTATTTGAGGTTTAACATCTCATTCAGCGCATCCTTGTACGCTTGCTCCTCTTCGCTGAGACGTGTTTTTATATCAATAATGTTCTTATTTTCCTGATAGAATTTCTTTTCCCATTTATCGAGCTTTTCGCCATTTGCCTTTTTTGAACGAATTCCAACTACGGTATTAAAAAGACATTCGCCAGATTCCATAAAGTATCCAAAAAACGTCCACCAGTGCATATAAGGCACTGCTCTGATTTCTTTACCGGCAACCTTGTTTACCGCCGGAACAATCATGTCTCCATCCTGTTCCCAATCCATCAAACGGGGCTTTGGGCGGTTTGGATTATCGTCAAACTGCCCGCAGTCGATGAACTCATAAGCTTTTTGAAGAGCTTCGCTTAAATTTTCTTCTGGTATCTCCCACCATTTTTCGTACATTATCTGAACAGCAATTATTGCTTTCGCTTCATTGCTAAAATCCGGATTTCCAAGAGCGATTAATATGCCTATTATTTTTCGAAAATCCGTTCTGATAGAAAAATCCACCCCACTTATGTTCAGTGAGGTGGGTAGCTCATAGGCGGTCATTTTGTATATTTCTCCACGTACTTATTGACTGCCGCCTGCATTTTCTTTTTTCTCTTTTCGATTTCCGGTGCGATTGCTTCTGCGATCTTGTCAAGTACGATGTAGGCGAATACCTGACCATTGCCGAATACAGTAGTCGCTGTGATCGGATCCTTGAACAGGTCTTTTGATGCTTCATATCCGAGCAGATAGTTGATTTTGTCTTCGATCTGTTTGTTCAGTTCTGCCACTTCCTTACCAGATGTGACTTTTTGAATAGAGTTTTTAAGCTGGTCAAAGTACTCTCCCAGTTCCTCCGCACGTGCTGCTACATTGATATCAGTCGGGTTAAGCTTGAAAGAAGAAAAAACTTCGTCTTCGTTGTTGGTAAACGTGAATGTAAAAATTCCATCATCAATTTTGGTATTAATTACTTTTGCCATTTAGCATATCCTCCTTGTGTATGTGCTTATTCACTGTCAGCTGTGAATGTACCGGAACTGATATCAAATTTTCCTTTTACACGTTCGCCAACATAGTTGACAGTAAATGGAATCTGATAGCCAGATGTGTCACCGCCGTAGGAAGTCGGCACAACGTAGCAATCCTGCTGATATGCTTCATATTTGCCTGCTGTAGCTTCTGTCCAGAGATGAACCTCAACTGCTTTTGTTTTGAGGTTGTCGTCTTTGAGACGTCCATCTACAATCTTCTGTAACGCTGTGAACAGATCAGAAGTAGTGTCTGCATAGAACGGATCAGCGTCAGAAGAAACTTCATAGCCGTTATGCTTGAATGTGGATTCTCCGAGAATGTTTTTAGATGTTTCGGTATCTGGATTGAGTTCTACGTTATACTCTTCCAGATCTTTTCCAAGACGCTCATATTTCGGTGTCAGTCCCCCACAGAGGGAGCCTGCATCAATGTAATGAGCCATATATTTACGGTCAATCTTGCCTGTAACTGCCATAGAAATGTCCTTTCTGCCTATAACTTTTAAAAGGCTGTGTAGGTTAGCGACCATCTCCGATTGATAGCCGGTTGTTACTTGTTATATTACTTCATAAGTGTTTTCGTAGCGTACCGATAATGGCAATAACCAGTCCTGTACGCCACTCTCCTGCGGTTCTAAACCATAGGAGTTATCACGGGTGATACGTTTTATCACTCGCCCCTGTGAAAGCTCTGGAAAAGCATTTAAGCGCGTCTCAGAGCCGTTTATAATAACTGGTTCTCGGCATATCCATTTACCGAGATTATCCAGGAACTTCTGAACAGATAACTTCTGCCGTTCCTTGTCGGATGCTGTTCGGTACACTACATAAAATGGGTACTGACAAATTTGGTGCATTACTCCACAAACATCTTCTTTTTCCGAATAAATCAAGGCCCCGTTGTCCGCTGAGAACGCAATTCCGGATTCTTTGCCGAGTTCCTCGAATTTGATTGTTTCATTTTCGTATAGTCCCGGATACTGGTTCAGAAGTGCTTTCATGGCATCTGTCAGAATCTCATATCCGGTCGCATCTTTACCAATAGGTTTATCCGCCATGTCTGCCACCTCCTGCCTGTGCTTTTACTTTGCGAATCCATGTACTGCCATATTGCCGTTTAGCGGCATCAAACCACTTTGCCTGTGCCCGTGGGTGAGCCTGTTTGGTGTATTCAAGATTTTCCTTTGCGGCTGTCCGACCAGAAAACTGACTAACGAGAACTTTCTTTGCTCCACGTCTCGCGTAGGGACTTCCGGTCAATTCATCAACCATTCCTTTTCCTTCGTACAGGAAGCGCCCATAAGGGGCCGCCGCCGCGCATACTTTCCCAGTTCCTTGCAAGGATGTACTCTCAACTCTCGTTCGATTAATGAAGTCCCCTGTAATCATCGGCATAAACGGCACCATACTATCCATGACCATTCCATCAAGGAGATACTGGGCTTCTTGATACTGTTTGGAGAACCTGTCCATATTCAGCTTGATTTTCATATCTCCGTCAACTATGGAGAATCCTTTGAAATGATGAATTTTACTCATATTACTTACCCAAAATCTCAAAATGTGGAATCAGCGTATACGGTCCGCCTACACTGGTAATCTTAAACACGTTATCCTTATTCTCGTTCATGTACTGGTAGAATCCGTTGCGATAGTCGCTGTCAGTTACCGTCCCACCAGTCCACTCGCCCTCCCAGAAGAACGATTCATCTGAGAATGTGATAGTATCCTCTAGAGCGTTGTTGATCTGCTGTTTCCACTCTTTAGGCGGCACCCATGGGAGAATCTTACCGTCTCTATCAGTAATGGTTATATCGCCATTCTGGACAGTGTAACGGATGTGCAACTGTGCGTTGTCTGTTGTATCTGGTCCGTACTTTTTAAGGATTGCCCCTTTGTCCGTAATGAGGTCAACGCCGGATAAAACATGAGGATACCAGTACGCATCTCTTGTTGTGGCACTTTCGTAATAGTTGAAAATCGTCACTGTTTTTTCGTACATGATACCCTCTCCTTAATCATTTATTTTTTAGCTTATCCACGTCAACCTTGGACGTTCGCTTCCACAATTCCGTAATCTTCTCCCATCCGAACATGGAAATAAATGCCACAATAAACCCAGCCATGATAGCTGCTAAAATCATATACCACAAGATTGTCATGTGGATATACTGCATATACGCTACAAAAGCGGCCACAGTAATTCCGATAGACAGTACAAGCACCAAGGCATCTGTCGGAATTTTCGACAGGAACCCAACATTTTTAATCACCTGTGTAATCACAGATACACAAAACGCCAGAATCCCGATTACTGCCAGAATCACGGTCATGTTTGCGAATAATGCTTCCATTACTCTTTCACCTCCTCATAAGTTTTTTCAAAAATATCCGGCTTGCACGGATAAAGCTCTCCGTTTACACCCTGGATAACATAGTCTCCAACAGAAACATGATGTGTTCCCTCTAATGTTTCGATATACAGCTCACACGGAGGTAAATCACAAGTTTCTGCGCCGTAATACATAATGCCTTTTTTATAAGCTTCTTGCGCCCAAAACGGAACGTAAAACAAGCCGTTCCGGTCTTTCAGATCACCATCATATTTAAATGCTTCAATGATAACAGGCTTTTTTCTAAACTTCATATTCACACTCCTGCATACAATACTGGTATTCCATCATCCGTCCTTACTCCCATCAGAAGCGGCAAAGCCGTCTCGTAAAGTAAGTCATTCGTTTTTTGTACATCTCCGGCGGCGGCATACACTGCACTCCATTCCTTTGCACCTGATGCTTTCTGCTGTGGCGTTGCATAAGAGATGGATTCACTGCCAGATGATACAGATGTTACAATGCCTGTCGTGCTACCACCGGATCCGATTGCGGTTGACGTACCGCTCACGGCGGCATTAGTAGCATTCTTCTCAGCAAGCTCAATCTGATACATTAATTCAGCCAATGAACAGACCGCCTTTCTAATACGTTTTCTAGCGCGTTCATTAGTCGGAAGTCCTCCTAAAAGCCTATCGAATGTCAGTGTATCTACAAAATCGCTTGCCCTTCCAGCAAGTCTATCAAAGTCGTTTTCTGGCACGACTAAGCCGAAATACGACTCTATATAAAAATCATAATCTGCATAAGCCATGCCAGTTACCTCCTAGTCGATCATCATTTTGCTGTTACAGTTGCGTGTCCGGCACTCAGTGCTTTATAGGTACTGTCGCACTCAACCACTGTGATTACCTGCCCTGTTGCTGCGGTAATGTCAGCTTCTCCATCCCACGCAGTCCAGTTCTTCACATTCTGTCCGTAGTCTACGGAAGTCTCAGATGATGCAACTTTGTACTTATACACATTTCCTGCGCTTACTTTTGCCGGAGTAACAGTCACTTTTGTATCTCCGCTTTTACTTCCTGCCACAGAGTTTACAGTCAGAGTTCCAAGTGTCTGAGTTGCGTTGATAGTTCCGACAGCAACAGCGTCAATATATTCTGCAAAGAGGGTAAGTCCCATGATTGCGAATGATTCAGACACTGCTGTGTGGTAATTGCCCTGTGTATGGAATCCGATCAGATTTGTTTCACCGGATACAGTATATACAAGACCCGCTCTTGCAAAATCAGATTCGTTCGGGTCAACATAGTACAGAACGATATTTTCAACAGGTGTAGCGATTACTGTTCCTCTCGGAATTTCACTGTCAGATAACAGGAAGATTGTATTGAATCCCAGGAAGTCTTTCACATACTGGAAGCCGAACTGGTTCTGAATAGAAATCTCAGCTGCTCCGATATACTCGTACACGTCCAAAATATTTACAAACCCAACAACGCCAGTTACATTTCTGTGCATTTGTTTGAATTTGTTTTCTACACGACCTTTAGCCATTGCCAGAGCCATCTGGAAAGTGGTTTCCGTGAATGAGAGAGTACCTGTTTTCAGATAGTTGTAAAATCTTTCAGTAACATTGGTCTGAAGCTGGAAGAGGAATTCATCATCGGTCATCTGAACAGCGTTCTCGTAACCGTGATCTTTGATTGCTTCGATAGATACAGCCTTTGCGTATTTCTCGATAGTCATTTCTGCATAGGGCTTTTCTTTTATAACGAATTTGCTGTAAGGGATTTCCTCACCTTCACCAACATTTCCGTTCTGTAATGTACCCTCTGCATATTTTGATTTAAGAACTGCTCCGGGCGTCTTTTTGATTGGACGCATGATACCAAGGATTTCACGTAAGTGTTCCCAGTTTCTTTCGAATCTGGTAACAAAGTCAATCTCACGTGCCTTTACCTGAATATCATTTGCCATAATAAGATTAGCTTTTGCTGCCATAAAAAAAATCCTTTCTACCCATAATTGTTAAGGTATTGGGTTAGCGGCTATACTCTGGTGTATAGTCGGTGAAAAAAAATCACTGGAATAACTGGATATTCTGAGCAATTGCAGCCTGTCTCTCAGACGGGTCTTTAATTGCTTCGATATCTTTCTTTGTCATGGTTCCCGGTGTCTGCTGCTGTCTAACATGAGTAGTAAACCTTGCCTGATTCTGCTGAGCCTGTTGCTGAGATTCGTCCACGAAAGCAGACGCGTCAGACTGTTTCATCTGTTCGATTAGGTCATTCAGTCCAAGGATTTTACCGTCCTTCAGCTTAAGACCTGCTTCCTTGATGTCTGCCATGACTGATTTCTTTGCAGCTTCACTGGAAAATTTAACATCGTCGAGTGCCACTTTCAGAGCATCTGAGAAATCGCGGTCATAGATTTTTGCATTGAATTCTTTCTCTGCGTCCTCCGCTTTTTTCTTCCATCCAGCAAGCTCTGTCTGAATGTTCGCCGGGTCAATGCCGTCAAAGCCTTTTAAGGTTTCTTCTGCTGTCTCAGCACGTTCTTTCCAGTCATCACGTTCACCTTCGACTTTCGACAGAGTTTTCGCTACTTCTTTAGCATTCTTGTAATGTTCAGAGAGTGCTTTCTTTACATCTGCCTGTTTATCCTCCGGGATTTCAATTCCAAATGATTTTAATGTGTCAATAAGTTTCTGCATATACATCCTCCTGGTCGTGTTTATTGACCTGCCGCCGCAGGTAAGTGGATTAAGCCAGTTAGACCACTGGCAGGGTAAGCGGAACTTCCAGAGTCGAACTGGAAAACTTGTATCTATAGATATTTGTCCTATAGCCGATAGGTTCCACATAACCCGGGAATCCGGGTTAGCAAGGTATTTTACGTGCTATGCCTAAACACGGGACGTTCGGGCTACGTCAACACCGCCTATACGGTCGCACACCTCTGCACGGGTTTGATTTCACTGTTCAGTTATATGTGCTCACAAGGAGGTATGCCGCCATGCACTAACGGCAATGGTACGTGTCGGAAATTGCATCCGCTTTTCAACCTCCAGGTTCCGCCCGAACCTGTTTCTGTTAAGGACACGCGCCTAAGAAAGGAGGAATCAATGAAAAAATGTCTATGTCAAGTGGCTACAACCACTTACGAATCTTCCTTATGAATACATTTTACCACAGAACCTCCAAAAAGTTGTGGTACATGTTTTGACTAATTAGAGCATATCACGGAGCTTTTCCACGTATCTTTTAACAAGATCACGTTCCTCCCGGCACTCCGCATCCTTGGACATATCGCTCATTTCTGTTGTGAGTTCGTCCAGATGTTCTTCCAGAGCGGCAAGCATCTTTCTCTTGCAGTCCTCGGATTTGCCGGAACGATAGCTCTGTTTCTGCGTCATATAGTCGTCATAAGCATCTCGTCCGTCAGAACGGCTGTAATGTCCTCTGACATAATGCTCACCACGTCTGGCATAAGAACTACCTCTGTCGTAATCCGGCATCATTCTGCCATCATTTGCGCTGTATCTCCCCATACTGTCACGTTTTCTTCCACGTTCGCTGTAATCGTCATTGTAGCCACCACGCATCTCATCAAGGACAGTATTGTAATATTCCACTTTCTTGTCCCAGTACTGCGTATTCTTGATATCTTTATACATATCAATCAGCTTGTATGTCATTTCCAGATTTCCAGTGGTCAGCCCACTGTCAGCAATTTTGGACAGTTCGTCTTCAATTCTTGCACATAAGTCTTTAATGTCTCTCATAATCACACCTCCTACGCTTCTCTGGTCACGATAATATTTGCGTTCGCAACAGAAATTGCCTGATCGCTTGTGTTCTCTACTGCGATATTAACGCAACATCCGCGAGGTACGTCGATATAGATACCAGAGGACACATTGTTATACTGATCTACTGCTGCCGGTGTGGAAATCATCTGTGAAGAAAGAACCGGCTCACCAGAAATTGCAATAGCCAGAGAAATAGCTCCGACAGTGCCGCCTGTTGGAATTGCGATATTACCAGAAAAATCCACGAAGAATCTCGCTTTGCACTGGTTAGTAAGTCCTCTCAGTGTAATAATTCCACTTCCCTCTCTGTGCTGAATACAGTTAGAACCTTTAACTGCTGTGTTTGAAAATACTACGTTTCCATTTGCTGCTACAGTCTGAGCAGCTACATTTGTAAATTCTGCCATAATTTTTGCTCCTTTCATATCACAAAAGGACAGGTCTCAGCCTGCCCCTCTGTGTAATACGGCATAAGCCGACATTCGAATCAATCGAAAGATACTCTCGATATGAAGTTATCAGCAATTACATCCAGTGTTGCATCCGCATCCGTAAAATGTGTTCGGATTAGGAACCTGATATGCCGGAATCGGTGCCGGATTAATCGCATTAATGAGCTGCTGTGTCTGTGAAGCCATTGCAGTTGTGAGAAGTGCGCTCTGGCGGTCCTGAGAAGCAGCACGTCTGAGGTCGTTATTTTCAGCCTGCAGGTTAGAAATCTTTTCATTGCAAAGATAGTCGAGAATGGCTCTTGTCCCAGCGTTCTGGCTGTCAATGATATCTCTTGTGTTGCTGTTCATGGTGTTCTGTAATGCACAGGTGTTCTGCGCCATATTGTAGTTTACGCCCTGAATTGCTTCTCTGGTTTCGCAGCAACAGTTCGCAAGCTGTGCCTGGAGTGCATTGGTATTCTGCATATTTGCTACAGTGTCAGCGTTAATAGCCTGCTGAATGCCGAAACCAGTCTGCATGATGTTTGTGTTGATTCCGTTGAATCCGGTAAGCATACCATTGTTCATTGAATAGAATCCGTCACAGAGACCGTTATTGATTCCGTCAAGTTTGCTAATCACAGCGGAATTGTCAAATCCTCTCTGGATATCTGCCTGAGTAGCTGCTGTGGCTGCATATCCGCCGCCATTGCCGTTATTGCCCCATCCGTTGTTTCCCCATCCGAAGAAAGCAAAAATGAATAAAACAATAATCCACCAGCTACCATCTCCGCCAAACATGCCGTCATTATTTCTACCGTTTCCAGTAGCAGCGGCAATATCTGCTAAGCTATAATTTCCATCCATAATATAATCTCCTTTTTGTGTATTTACATCAATCTGGCCAGATTGTAATGTACTATTTCATTCCTTTCAACATGTGCTGGAATTGTCCTGCCATCTGTTGAACTTGATTAAGTTGCTGCTGAGAAATCCGTCCAGACTGTAACATCTTCTGAACTTCTTCCTTCGGGTCTCCCTTGAAATTCTGCTTAAACTGCATAAACTGCTGTACCATCTGCATTGGTCCGTTTCCCTGCGGCATCCCACCACCGAGGGTGTTAAATAATGGATTACTCATCTGCATTTCCTCCCTTGGCTGCTGATTCCTGTACGGTATTAGCTCTAACAGGTTCAGAAAAAGAATTCAATCGGTTTATGATAGCTTCGTATTTGCCCTTTAAATCGTCGTATTCCTGTCTTGTGACGTATTTATTGTCCATGTTCTGAACAGGCTGTTTAGGTGGCATCTGAGTGCCTACCTCATGGTATTCAAACGTCCGTAATGGCTGTGGCATACCGGAAACGTCAGTGGATTTTATGTAGAACTTTTCGCTTTCACTGTCCATCAGCAAAACACTTGTCCCTGGCGCTACCAGATAGGATTTCGCACCTACTTCGCCAGATACCCACAGGATACCATTATTATTCTGTTGGGGTTGCTGTACTGGTTGAGCTGGCATCTGGACAGGCTGTTGCTGAAACTGGTTCATCTGTCCAGGAACGCCAAAACTATATTGATAAGGATTGCTATATAATGCCATCTTATACACCACCTTTCTGATTATATTTTTACACAAAAAAAGAACCGGAAACAGTTCGTTTCTGGCTCTAATTAGTGTCCAAAAAGTATCAACATACTTTAATTATTTTATTATTTACCCGTCGGCTCAATCGCTTCGCCGTGGATATGCTCACATTCATCTGTTCAGCGCAGTATTCAAGCGTGTATTCCTTGCATCTCAGCCGGAACAATCTTTCTTCATCCGGTGTAAAATTACACTCTATCAAGAATCTGTCTATATCTTTCTTTGTGAACACATATAATTTCATGAGCATACCCCTTATTAATGCAATTAACGCTGATTCTGTGCAAGATACTCCGTGAGCTTCTGTTTTGTTTTTTTTAACTCCTCGACATTATTCCCACTGATCTGACTGTCCAACATGGTCGACAGCACTTCCAGAATCAATGAATCTCGTTCTGCAATTCTCTGAAGGCTCTCGTAATCTCGTTTGTCATGTTCTTCCAGTGTCTCCACTCGTTTGTTGAGTCGGAACGCCGGTGTAATCCACTTAAAGATTACGGCTGCCGCCCCTCCGACAATGGACACCCCTCCGCAGACTGAAAGAAACAATTGAATAAATTCCTGTATGCTCATTTAGCTACTCCTTTTCCCAGTAATATACCGGGATCTCATTACCGCTATCCCATGTATCGAAATATTTGCCGTTCTGCGCTGTCACCACATGGCCATCTATGCAGAGGATATATGTGCCTGTCGGATGGTCTGTACAAAAGTCGTTGACTGTATAGATATATCGCTCTGACTGTTCTATCAGCTTGCGTCTGTATCCATGCTTATAGAGGTACGCTCCCCAGACATAATTTGCGCTTGGCATATCTGACAGAGTGCATGCCTGTATCATTAATCCAGCGAATACTGTTTCCCAGTCGAAGCCAGTTGCTTTGCATATTGCCCGGACAACGCAATCTCCTGTTCTCTTACCCTTAACAGGATTAGAATTAAAATATTCCCATCTGTCCATCAGTCAATCCCCTTTGCTGTCTTATATCGTTTCGCCGCTCCTCTGGCTTTTGCAGCGTTCTGGCGGTTCCACTTAGCGATCATGAGTCGGTCTTGCAGTTCCCTCAGGTCGTTCTGCTTGCAGTAATCTTTGTATGCAGCATTTTGTTTCTGCAAAAGATAGGACTTCCGGTCAAGGTCTTGTTGGAGTGCAAATCTTGCCTGTTCATCCTTACAGTTATCAACCGCCGCTTGCATTCCGAGAACTTCACGCTTCGTTTTGCGGATTCTTCGCTCATAAGTACGTTGCCGCTGTTCCTTTTCGTACTGTTTGCCTTTGTCGGCTTTATCCTGTGCCGATAATTCTGCATAAGGATTAAATTCCCCGTCACTTGCCCCAAAACTATGCCGACAGTTGACCCCTGACAGTCCACTTGCTGTTCCATACCCGGTCAATGAGAATGGTGGAAATTTCTTGCTCTTGCCAGAACGAGAGTATATCTTTCCTTGCCACCATGAGTGGTTTCCGGGATTCTCACCGCCATCACCCGTTCTGGCTCCCATGTGAGCACTGACCAGAACTAAATCCCAGTCCATTTCTTCCATGCGCTTTAAGGATATATCTCCCGTAGCCTGAGCCACACCAGTTCTGACAGAACGTGCTACTGCTGTTTCAATCGTGTCTTTTCTGCCAGATGGATATGTGACAGTCACACCATCATTCACAACATTATTAACTGCCTCTTTGATGGCTTGCGTATATCCAACTGCCCCAGTCATCACATGATTGTATGCAAGGTCGCATTGCTCGATATATAGCCTCTGAGCGGCACTTGCGGTTGTTCTCGTGAAGTTCTTCCACTCGCCCATGGTTGCAAGCATATTCCGTTCCATGAGCCTTATCATAGATGGTGACTGCTCGAGCGACACAGGGCTTAATCCTGCTGTCTTATAAACCTTGTCATCATAGTTCATTGCAGTGATTCCGGCATCTTCAAACGCTTCAAGAAGCTCCTGCTGTTCACGTTTGGTGTATTTGGATAATTCCGTTAAAATGTCTTCTAACAGTTCACCAGATTCCTGTAGCGTTCTGATTCTCCACGCATCGGCATTGGTCAGAATATAATCCTCACCTCTGCCAATTCTTGCCATCATTCTCGACACAATCTCAGAGATGATGTACTGATGCAGTTCTTCTGCTATCTGTTCACTGCCCTCTGTTATCCGGCGTAAATATTCTGGACTAAGTATAGCATATCACCTCTTTCGATAAAAGTCGTGGTACATGTTTTGACCCTTTTGATGGTTAATTAAAGCCCTCATCAGTTAATTATTTTCCGCTTTCAGTTCCTTCCTTATTAACATCCATCAGCTCATTATACTGTTCTTCAGTAATCCTGCCAGTTGCAAAGAAAATATCAATTTTATTCTTCAAATCGTCTGTAAGTCCATTTCTTTCTTTAAGTTTTAGTAATGTTCTATATAACATAATCATACCTCCAATTCTGTTAATGCTACTGCATATTCACTGTTGACATAGGCTTCTGCTGATTGTATATCCATGTCATAGATATAATCTCGGTTATCGTTAAGTTGCTTTTTGACATAATTCCACCCATTTGCCATGCTTATTGGATAGTTAAATGCTGTATATCCGTCAAGCTGTTCGCTATTAACGCTGATGTTTGTAGTTGGATAATATGTTGTAAGTGCTTTAAATGCGGTAATTTCTTCTGTGGTAAGGTCAATTTCTTGTGATTCTGCTAACAACCATTCGGTTTTGTTTACAATAGATTGTGTATTATCTAACTTAGAAGAATCAACCATCCTCACCAATTTTTCACGTTCCACATCCACATAATCCGCAACATACTGCTGGCCATCAATTGTGACGTTACCGCCACTTGAAACAGGGATTGCGTTTAATGTGTATGGAAGGGTGACAGTTTGTTCTTTGTAGGGTTCGAAATCATCGTAGGTGGCATCTGGGTATAGGGAAGCATCTACGATCATTGGTTTGAAAAGGAGGTTGTTACAGGTAGTTCCAGCATTTATTCTAATTCTTATGAAAAAATTTTCATCAGCTTTTATATTTTTACCATCACCTGTATCATATCCATAAATCAAATTATTAGTTCTTGCTTGTAATTCGTAAGACGCATCATGAACTCCCCCAACTGGACACCCTACAAGTCTAAATGAACTACAAGACACGTCCTGTGCAATATCAAATGTTGTTATCGTTGTAGCAGTTAAATTCAACGTATACGTTCCATCTCCATTTGCAGTACAAGTAACACCATTCCGTGTAGTAGTCTGCAACGTAGGATTCAGCAAATTCTTCCCAACAATCTTAACTGTTGGATTCACCACGCTTTTAATCTCCTGCGGATAATCAGGAGAAGGAGAAGGTTGACCGCCAACATAGGGTTCGTAGGAAGTGGCTGTAGATCCTTTTTCGATTTGGATAGTTGCTGTTGCATTTACAGTAGTATTTATACGAACAACACACCGTATAATCAAATCAACATTATCTGGAATTTTAACTGTAGCGCATTTAGTTGTCATCCCAAACAATTGCTTATAGTCAGTCATATCATTTTTTTTATACAAAGCATACAAATATAAATTTGCATCATTGCTATTTAAGGAAAACGTATACGTTTCACCTATCGTAAAAATATCTTTTGGATAATTAAATTGAAAATATGTGCTTGTAAATTCTTTTGTAGACGTACCTTTTGCAGTAATGATTCCATCTTTTGCTTCAAAAATAACACCGTTTATATCTCTCGAATCGTTAGAAAAAGTAAACAAATTCTTCCCGCTATACTGTTTCTGCTCAGACTTCCCGTACAGCATCATATCCATAATTTTGCCATTGTCAGAATCAGCAAGATGGGTTTCACCTTGCGAACTGGCGTAGAATTTAGTGATTTTATTGGATAAATCTTCCTTTAGCGAATCAGTTTCTGCATTTGTTTTTTTGAAATTGTCCCCTACTACTTTAGCATCTGCGAAAGCGCCCTGTATGGACAATGTTTCATCAGACACGGGCGTTTCAAGAACACTTCCATAAGGCAACTGTCTCTTTTTTCCATCTGCTGTAATTATTCCCTTGAACGTATCTGCCATCTTTTTACTCCTCTCCGAATAATGTTGGTTCGTCTGGTTGAGCTTCTTTGACCATTGCTTTTGCTTCTTCTAAAGCTTTTACTGCCTCAGATAATGTTTTATATGATCCAAAGTAATATCTCTTCTTGTTTCTTCTAATTTGCACCCTATACACTCCCTCACTATAATAAATGCCCTTATATCCTGTCTTATTGTCTTTTCTTAGTCTCTGGTTTAGACATTGGGTTTCGTTGTCAGCCCAGCGGCAGTTATCTGGTTCGTAGTTTCCATTTACGTCTATCCTGTCGATAGACAAGCCCTCTTTATATCCATTTTTTATAGCCCAGTCAAAGAACTTTTTCGGATCATTTAACCATTCCGTACAGATTTCTATTCCTCTTCCTCCATACTTTTCATAGTTTTTATTTTTGGGATTATTACATCTCTGCTTCATTCCCTCAAAAACATTTCCAAGTTTTGTACGAGAATACCCGTGGGTTTTCACCGCCGATTCTTTTTCATGGTTATAGCAGCCACAGCTTACAGTACTTCCATTTCTTAAATCTCCATGTCTAACGATTGTGATATTTCCACAATCACATTTACACTTCCATCTCCGAATCATTTTTCCTGTTTTACTATAAATTGGTTCGGCTTCTTCCGTAACTACAAGCTTTCCATATCTTTCACCCTCAAGATGCAATCTTATCTGATTCTTCATATTATGTTCTCCTTTTATACGTATATACTAATTCACGTATATTGTAGCATATTTTATTCTTTACGTCTATACGTATTTATGGTATATTCATATTAAAGGAGGTGTCATAATGAGTAAAATTAAATTTACGACTACCATAGATGAAAATTTATTGGAACAAATTAAAATTCTTGCAATTAAAGAAAAGTGTTCCGTAGCATCTATTCTCGAAAAATTAATATCTGATTATTTAAAATCTAATTCAGAGGGAAAATAAATCCCTCTTTTTTTATTCATCATCAAATAATCCTTTTGCTTGTGCATTTTCTGCTTCTTTTGTCATTGATACCGCCTCATCTTTGGTCATTCCCTCAAATTTCACGAAATACATCCATGCCGGAACTTTGCCAGTAGTCACATACTGCCACCATCTCGCACGGTCATTTTCTCTGACATAGAGAATGTCTCCAAAATCGTAATTGACTTCATAAGTTCCGACAGGTGCAAGCCCGTACAGGTCAGCGTAAACATTCAGTGCGTAGATTACTTCGTTCAAGCAAGATTCCAGTTTGTCTCGAACGTCTTTGATAAACTGGACTGTCCTCTGCTGTTCTGCTTCTACTCCTGTAGCCGTCTGAATGCCGCTAGATTCATTAAAAACAAAATATCCGTTGGAGAATCCAATCTTGTACCCTAACTGGCTTAAAAGGGCATTTATGCCGCTTATACGGGTATCTGTGTTGAGCTGTGGATTGATTTCTTGATAAAATTCTTTCTCATCCTGCCCGAACACATTCTTGACAAAGTGCGGTAACCTCATTTCTTTCCGTCTGTTCTCCATACCTTGTGGCGACATGGCTGCTACAGGTGTACCGCTCGGCATCAGCAGTCTATCATCTACCAGAGCAATCTTCTGAGAATCAAAAATTTCTCCGGCATTACGGCTGTATGCAATGTCGAGGTCTTTCAACTCTTCGATAGCTTCGGCAAATATCGGTAAGCCAAGTGGTGTACTGATATCTACATTGTTCGCTTGTGGCGTCCGTAGAGCTCCGTACAATGGCCCATCCAGCTTCTCGCCATTTGCTTTGAGGATTGGCGGAGTGTCTGCCATTAGGTCAGCCCATTTGGTCTGCTTAAGGTCAATCTTGTCTCCGATGCTTTGAGGAGATTTTGACACATAGACTCTGTTGGAAACATAATACGGATAGGTTGTCACTCCGTCCACTGTTGTCTCAATAAACCTGTGATATTCGAGCCTTGTGTAGTATTTCCGTCCAACTGTATACGAATCTTTAAATATAATCCCTTTGATTTCCTGATTATCGTAGTCCACAATCATCACGTCTGCCGGAGTAAATATGTCAAGGCTCTCGCCGTTTGGCTTAATAAACACCGTTCCATAAGCACAGCCATATTCTACCCAGTGACGAATCTGGAAGTATACCTTGTCAATCTGCTCCTGTAACCATGTTGCCCTTGCAGAACCATCTATCTGAATGCCAATCGCCAGTGTTGCAAGTCTGGCAGTCTCAGAACACACAGATTTTGCAAAATTAATCGTCTTGATATTATTCTTGTCGTCTAACCATTCCGGAACTCCTCTGTAAATGTTCGCGCACCGGTTAATCAGTGATTCCATTTCTGGAAATTCTGCCGCCTGGATATTAAAGTCCTCTTCGGCTTGTTTTTTGAATATCATGTTAAACCACCTTTTTAGTGTTGTTATAAGTCCCATTTAGTCACCTGTCGCTATCTTCTTTCCGCACATCGGACAATAATTAAGGTCAAACGGTCTGGAAGCAATGCTTCCTTTTCGGTCTTTCATGTACATGTACAACATACAGCCGTATATATATTTGTTCTTCTTGTATTCTGGATTATCATGGCATTCTTTCCAAGAAGCTAATTCATCACAAAATTTACACATTATGCACTGTTCCCCCTTCTTCTCCATAATGATTCTGTTGCATACCTACTTGCATCAATCAAATGGTTATCTTTGTCTGGATAACCACTAATGATATTTCCTTCCTTATCTCTTTCGTATTCATAATTAGAAAACTCTTTATAAGCGTTAGGCGTTCTCTTAGGGTCGATAACAATAGTTCTTGTTTGAAGCCATTTCATAGAATATGCTACACTTCCAGGTCCTTTTATTGCACCCACTGCTGGGAGTCCAAAATCTCTATAATCATTGATTGATTTAGGTTCGGCTGAATCGCAAGTAATAGTATAATCATTATATTTTCTTTTTAAAATCTCGTCCGCTGATTCTCTATTGCTCCATTTGTCTTCGTAAATTTCATCGATGAAATATATCTTTTCAGTGTTATGATTGTAATACAAACGAATAAAAGCATACGAATCAGGAAAAAATCCCCAGTCGCACCCCTGAAATATTTTGTCCATGTGGCTGATCTCTTCGTCTGTAATATCTCTAATCTCCAGATATTCAAATACGTTTCCGCCATTTCCATTCGCAATTCCCATATACTCATGCTCATAAGCGTTTGGATTGACTTCTTTCAGATGCTCTGCTTCGTCAATGAATGGCTGCCCCAGCCATTTTTTTGGCACGTCCAAGTAAGTTGATGAGTGGACTATTCTGTTCTCTTTTGGTTCGAGAACATACTTATTAGCCCAGTTATTCATTGTCTTTGGTGGATTGAAGCTCTTAAATATCCATGCAAGGTTGCCACCACGAATTGCAGACTGTTCGATTTTTCTAATTTCCTCAGGTCCTGCGAATTGATCCAACTCCTCAAACCAGAGAATGCCAATATATCCGAACTCAGGGTTGATAGATTTAATTTTATCAGGGTCATCAGCACCACGGAAGTATATCTTTTGTCCGGTTGCTTTTAATGTAATCTCCATAGGTGATAACTTAGAATCAAATTCTTCTGTGAATTCCTGTTTTCCAATAGCCCATTTGATCTTGTTATACACAGAATCTTTAATTGTATTCCCGACCTTACGGCAAACCACAGCATGAATGTCATGATTGTTCTTCATCAACTCTATTATAGTCATTCCAACAGTGGTTGATTTCGTGGATCCACGTCCGCCCTTAAACACATACTCCAGATGTTCCTTATCTCGAATATCTCTAATAGCTTGGTGAAAGCGATCAGGAATGTTGTACAGATCCATGTGATACGGCTTCGCATTTCTAGCAGCTTCCTCTGCTGCTTTTTTTTCTTCTTGCTCTTGCTTAATCTTTAATGTTTTCTCCAGATCATTCATAGATTTCAGCTGATCGGAGAAGTCTGGTGCAAAACCGAACGAATCTTTCAGCTCGCCTCTTGCGATCATGGAGCGGCGTTGCTGAATTTCTGCCAGAGACATGATATCAGTGCCTTTTTGTTTTTCGATGAGAGACTGCTTTTCGGCTATATAGGAAGAAATCTCAAGTTTTTTCAAGTTCTGTTGTCCCATTGAATATGCTGTTTTCTTGCTATACCCAGCTTTTCTTGCGGCATCAGATGCATTTCCGCCATTTTTTATATATTCATCTGCAAACGCTTTCTGTTTAGGCGTCAAGTCCATCTAATCACCTCTGTCTATCCTCATTTTCTGACCGCCTCCCATATTTCTTTAAGGCACATGACCACATCATACTGGGATGCAGTTCGGAGTATTTCGTAATCACAATCTTTCCATTCACCACGTTTTGTTGGTCTAAACACTGGCGTTGATATAATTGTTACTGTTATCAATCGTTCCTGTTCATGGCTGTAGAATTGCGATGTTCCGATTTTTATGATTAATCCGGTGGATAATATAGCTTTTTGGAGTTTTCTTGTAACTAATTTTAAGTTCGCCATATCATCACCTCATTTCTGGCTATAAAATCCCATAGTAACACTTCTGAGTATATTCTATCACAGGTCAGTGGAAAAGTTGTGGTACATGTTTGAGGAATTTTGTGCTAAAAAAGAGCCGGTAAATACCGACTCTCTAATTTTATTCGTTGCTTTGTAATTTTCTGATTACCTCGCCCTGATCTCCCGGGCATCCCATGAAGCATTCCGGGCAATGCTCGTAAAATGCACATCTGATGCAATCATGTGGACTGATTGAGTTGCAATATTGATGTAGTACTGCAAATGCTGATATGGCGAGCTGAGGTGTTATTTCTGGTGGTTTAAACATCATGTTTTTGCTCGCCCTGGTCACTTCCACATTATCATCTTTGAACTTTATAGTATCCCCATTACATTTTATCGTAACTTCGTTCTTTTCTCTGTCAATTTCAAGTGTAGGATTGTCCAACATGATTATCAACTCCTTCTCATTAATGTGCAAGTAATCCAACAAACAGCGGAAGAACTAATGCCATTAAGCATAATGGTTCTTTTGTATAACTGAGTGCCGCTATTACGGCAAATGATGTACTGGCCCATGCTACTGATTTCGCCATTGCTGTATTAAAATCCATTTAATCACTCCTCTCCCCAGTCAATTTTCTGCCCGCATTCAGAACAGTACTTGCTTATTTTTTTACCAATA